AGAGAGTTGTTTTCTACTTCTCTAGAAGAATATTTGCAGTCCACAGGTTCTATGGAGCATACCGCAATAGATCTCTCTAAACGGCAGAGCAGGAGGAAAAGCACAAGTGTCTATGAGCTCCTGGTGATGGTTTCTAATAACTCGACTGATAAGAGGTTAGATCTCAAAGGTGCTGTGGCCCAAATGGTCCAGAAGCGAGCCTTAAGCATGTTGAGCCTGGGACAGGTGGTGGTTTTCCTTCTTCTTCACGGAGGTTCACCAGCTTTGATCAGAATACTGGACAAGGATCAGGTGGAAGGCGAGCGAGAAATTTCTGCTTTGGATGTAGTCAGCATGATGCTTTGCTCTCTTCATGAGAAATCCTGGACTAGGCATGTGAGGGTGCATCCTGTTGATGCTATACAGTCCAAAGACAAGTCTGTCAGGTTGAACAACATGATAGCTAGTGCCAAGGATCTTATGGGTGACAGGAAGGATGTGTCCATGGTGTTCCACTACCGTGACTGTAATCGTTACGGGCCTAACCAGGATATGGAGATGTTGGCCATGAACGCTGCCATTTACTTTGATGGTGTAGAGCGTGACATTATGTTGCTGGCTTGTCAGTCCATGTTGACAAAGATGTGCAAGCCACCTGAGTCTATAGCTCTGCTTTACAGTGAGGCCATATCTTCTGCTGAGGGTATAGACACTAGGGATGGTTTGATCAACAAGGTGTTTAGGATTATAAAAGAGGATTGTGATTCTCATGGAGGCCTCCTAAACGAAGGAGGGATGCAGCAAGGCATTGTCAGTATTGGGGCTTCAGCAAATACTTCTATAGGAGTACAGTATACCAATTACATACAGGGACAGGCGTCCAATAGGGTTATAGGGTCCTTCAGCGCACAGACGTCAGATGATGGTGCAGATGTGCATGTGGTGAGCAGGAAGAAAATCTACTCTACACTCAGGTGGATGTCCTATACCAAGAACAAGAGTCTCTCTATGAGTAACAACATTCTCAATCCCACCAAATCTGGCATGAGCTTCCATGTTGTTGATCTCAATCAGATCAGGAAGCATAAGACAGCCAAGAATGAGATCATAGAGACCACACAGATGTTTAAGATGGTTAACACCAAAGTATCCCTGCCAGATTCCATGAGTTTTGTAGAGGACTGTATCAAGGCTAATCTTTATGGCGCAGATCTGCTTAAGCTGGGGATACCTGCTGACTTGGTCATGTTCAGTGTCCTCCAGTCCTTGTTACTGTGCTATCAGTTACATAAGAAATGGACTTACTTGTCAGATGACAAATTTAAAAGTATACCTTCTATATTGGGTGGCCCTATAGGTGCTTGTTTCATAGAGACAGTCATAACCCCTTTGGCCCCTCTTCTGGTCTATAGTGGGGGACTCTTTGATCTTTCATCTGTAGGAGATCTAGAGGTGTTGTCCAAGAGTATTCTTCGTATGCAGCTCCTGGAGGGTGATGGTTACACTGAGGTGGACACTGATTTTGGTGACAGGCCTTCATTATACAAGAAAACCGCTGAGGGTATGAGGTTCACTAGGAAGCCTACACGGGATCAAAGGAAGGCCTTTAAGGAGCTGTTCAGAAAGAACTACACCACAGGAGGGGTCCCAAATTGCATATATCCTCGGGCCCCTTCCAACTATCGTGATGCCACAGAGTCCTTCTTGACTAAGTTGACATCTGGCACTCCACCGATGGACAACCCTGCTAACAAATACCCTGTCACATGGGGATACTACAGGAAGTCCTATGA